GTTTTCTCTTCAGAAATTATTGAAACTGGTGTAGCAGAAATTGATGATACAATGAAAGCATATTATCCAAGAACTCGTATTTCTCTTACTTCTGGTGGAACAGGTAAGTTTGTAAACGATGAGATTGTATATCAAGGTTCAAGTCTGTCTACAGCAACAGCGCAAGCATTAGTTTATGACTTTGTACCAAATACGTATATTGACATTTACAGAACACAAGGCAGTTTTGTATCAACTACGAATGTAAAAGGTAACACATCAAATGCAAGTTGGGGAATCACGCTTGTTTCTGATGCTGCTACGCAGAATAATGCATTTGAAGATATTATTGACAACGCTCGGATTGAAGCTGCAAGTGATGGTATTATTGACTTCTCCGAAACAAATCCTTTTGGTGAACCATAATGCTAGGTAACGCACAATTTTATCACCGTACCGTCCGAAAGATGGTCGTAACGTTTGGCACACTCTTTAATGATATTGAGATTGTTAGGTATACACAATCTGGTGCGCCAAAAGAAAAAATCAAAGTGCCATTATCATATGGTTCAAAAGAAAGATATTTGACAAGACTGACATCGGATCCAAATTTAGTCAAAACAATCAACACACTTGTTCCAAGAATGTCGTTCAATCTTGATAGTTTGGAATATGATACATCACGAAAACAAATATCAACAATTAAAAACTTTAGTGCTGTAAGTAGCACACAAACAAATACACAATACGTTCCGGTTCCTTATAATTTTGAATTTGGTCTATCTATCTACGTTAGAAATATAGAAGACGGCACACAAATACTTGAACAAATATTACCCTTTTTTACGCCAGATTTTACAGTTGTTGTAAATTTTGTTCCTTCAATGAATCAAAAATATAATGTGCCAATTATACTCAATTCAGTTTCTTCAACTGTTGATTATGAAGGTGTTGATGCAGATGGAACAACTCGTCTAATAATTTGGGATTTATCATTCACTGCAAAAAGCTTTATCTGGCCACCAGTCAAAACTCAGAGTGTTATCAAAACAGCAAATACAAATCTTCTTATTGATTTGTCTGATAGAATTGATCAGACAGTATATGTTGATTTTGCTAACGGCAATAATGTGTTTACAACAGGCGAAACTGTTCGTGATAAAGCAAATGGATTTTTTGGTACAGTAGAGTATTTCAGTAATAATTCTCTTGGTACTTTGGTTATTACAGACGGAAACAAAAACGTTGAATCTGGTTATGTATTGAAAGGTGATTATTCTGGTGCCCGTTATAACGTATCTTCTCTAGATGTAAATTCGGTCAACGCTGCTTCTATTATTGTCACGCCGGATCCGACTACAGCCACACCAGAAGAAGATTATGGATACAATATACAAACTATTAGATGGCCTGATACACTATGAAAAAACTAAATAAAAATCTTTCTGAGATATTTGACGTTGAGCCGATTGAAGAAAAATCAATTGAAGTATTACCTGCTGTCATAGAAGATAATACAAATCAAATTGATGCTGATGCTGAGTTTGCAAGAACTAATATGAAAACACTCATTGATAATGGTAATAGAGCATTGACTGAACTTTCTGCCGTAGCAAATCAATCTGAGTCGCCACGTGCATATGAAGTTTTAGCCACAATGATGAAGAATCTTGCTGACATGAACAAAGATTTATTAGAACTTCAGAAGCGTAAGAGAGAATTACAACCTAAAGAGTCAACACAAAACGTAAATATTGACAAAGCAGTTTTTGTTGGCTCTACTGCTGAGTTGGTAAAAATGATCAAATCAAACAAATAATTGAGGAAACAATGGAACAACTAATAGAACAAATGAAAGTTATTCTTGGTACGAACTTTGGTTTGTATTTCAAAGCACACAATTTTCACTGGAACGTAGAGGGACCTAACTTTGCAGAGTATCATGGATTTCTAGGTAATTTTTATGAAGCAGTGTTTGACCAAACAGATTCAATTGCAGAACACATTCGTGCATTGGGTTCATATACGCCAACAACTTTAGGAAGAATGATGGAGTTGTCCAAAGTTGTTGACTTAGTAGCTATTCCATCACCGCTTATTATGATGAGTGAACTTGCAAATGATAACGATAAGTTTATCATGGAACTTCGTGCAGGCATTGCACTTGCTGACGTTGCTGATGAACCAGCAGTAGGAAATTTCTTGCAAGACATTTTAGATGCTCATCAAAAACATGGATGGATGTTGAAGAGTTTCACAAGATAAAAAATGGAAGACGGATATCTTGGTAATGCAAGGCTTAAAAAAGTCGGTGTTGAATTATCCTATACAAAAGAACAGTTAGAAGAGATTGTAAAGTGTACTGAAGATCCAGTATATTTCATACGCAATTATGTAAAAATCGTCAACGTTGACCGTGGTCTTGTTCCATTTGAAATGTGGGATTTTCAAGAAAACATGGTCCGCACGTTTCATGACAATCGTTTTTGTATTGCAAAAATGCCACGACAGGTTGGTAAAACAACCACAACAGTTGGCTATATGCTTTGGTCAGCATTATTCAATGAAGATTATGTCATTGGTATTCTTGCAAACAAACTTCAACTTGCACAAGATATTCTAGGTAAGATTCAAAAAGCTTATGAGTATCTTCCATCTTGGTTGCAACAAGGTATCATCAACTGGAACAAACGCTCAATTGAACTAGAAAATGGTTCAAAGATTTTTGCGTATGCAACATCATCAGCCGGTGTTCGTGGTGGTACGTACAATCTGATCTTTCTTGACGAATTTGCGTTCGTTCCACATAACATGGCTGTAGATTTCTTTACTTCTACATATCCTGTTATCTCATCCGGTAAAACGTCAAAAGTAATTATTGTTTCTACTCCAAATGGTCTGAATCTGTTCTATAAAATGTGGACAGATGCCGTTGAGAATCGTTCCACATATAAAACACTTGAAGTTCACTGGTCAATGGTACCAGGTCGTGACGAAAAGTGGAGAGAAGAAACGATCCGAAACACCTCAGAAGAGCAGTTCAGACAAGAGTTTGAAACAGAGTTTATTGGTTCTGCTGCAACGCTTATTTCTGGTGCTAAATTACGTTCACTGGCATTCCATGATCCAATCAGAGTTGATGATGATGGTCATTTATTTGTCTACGAAGATCCAAAACCAGGAAGAATATATATTGCTACGGTGGACTGTTCGGAAGGCGTAAGTTTAGACTACCACACGATCAATATCATTGACGCTACAGAAGCACCTTACAGACAGGTTGCGCTGTACAGAAACAATAAGTTACCTTTATTGTTCTTGCCCACTGTCATATATGCTCTGGCAAATCGTTATAATGAAGCTTATGTTTTGATAGAAACTAATAACATAGGCCAACAAGTTGTAGATATTCTACATTATGATCTTGAATATGGAAATATCTACAGAATTGAGCATCACCACATCAAAGGACAAAGTATTTCTGCTGGCTTCAAACGATCAGTTTCTTTTGGTATCAAAACAACCAAATCTGTCAAAAAGATTGGTTGTGCCAATCTCAAAACGCTCATTGAAAACGACAAACTCATTATCAATGATTTTGACACGATTGCAGAATTGAACACTTTTGTCCGAAATAAAGATACTTATAAAGCCGAAGAAGGTAATAATGATGATATTGTCATGGGATTAGTCACTTTTGCTTGGCTGACTGCACAGACTTTCTTCAAAGATGAGACTAGAATTGATATCCGTAAAGTCATGTTGGACGAACAAAATCTACTCGGAGAAGAAAGTATGCTTCCGTTTGGATTTATTGAAGATGGTTTGGCAAGAGAAGCAGAAATTGCTGATGGAGATATGTGGGAACCGCCGGCTGGCTATTTATCGTCAAGTTTCTAAAAAACTAAATAGAAGATAAAAAGTAATACACAAAAAATGCTTTTACAATAGAGGAGAAATCCAATGCCAATTCAGTTATCACCCGGAGTAAACGTATCAGAAATTGACCTGACTACGGTTGTTCCAAATGTTGGCGCTTCTGCTGGCGCTTTTGTTGGCCCATTTGCTTGGGGTCCAATCAACAAGATTTATACTATTGCAAGTGAAGTTGATCTAGTCAATCAATTCGGCAAACCAGATGCAGACAATTATGAATACTGGTTCTCAGCAGCAAACTTCTTAGCTTATGGTAATACACTCAGAGTTGTTCGTGCTAAAACCTATGGCGCTTTGAACTCTACAGCAAACGGAACAGGTCTTCTTGTTCAGAATGATGATGATTACGAAGCTAATCACTCCACATATTCTACTGG